CAGTCTGTTGTATGGCGTAAGACACGCCCTAGTCTTTCCCAGTGCCATTCATTTTTTCTGAGCTGAAGCCGCTCTTTGTTACGTTTGTATATAATAGCATCTTACAGGGTGTATGTCAACCATTACTAATCGTAACGCTTTTATTTATCATGCGCAAGCCGCATAACTGAGCGTTTTGGTATGTATTATATGCATACACGATATGTGTGTAGTTAATAGCACAAGTGTAATCTGTATGTAATATGATATTCATTAAATAAAATGGTAATGTATAAGTTTACATTACCGATATTGTGAGCGATGGTGTAAAGCTATCAAGCAAGGAAATTAAAATGAAACTAGTAATAATGGCACTTTTAATGAGTGCTTTTTCTTTATGTGCAACGGCAGAAGAGTCAGAGCACAATTACAAGGCAAAGAAAGGCGACTGGGAATATACCTATAGGCATAGAGAAGGTCGTTGGCATGTAGAAGTAGGCAACAAGATAGGCCCGGTAGAAGTAATGTACCGTTATGCTGACCAAGCAAATTCAATAGAAAATCGTATGAAGTTTACTTGGGCATTTATAGAACTAGATGATCTAACAGTAGAAGGCAGAATGGAGTATAGGCATTTTGATAACAAAGAGTCACACTGGCGTTATCGTTTTATTACAGAGTATACTCCGCAGTTGTACAAAAACTTTTATTTGTATGTAAAGTGGCAACCACGTTGGGCCTTGAAAGACGCAGGCACAAAGTTTGATTCACGTGACCAACTAGGCATTACCTATAAAAAGAACAATTGGAAGATTACACCTTTCATTGAACGTAATGGCACAGAAGGATATGGCTTCAAACAAGTTGTATATGGAACACACTTTGAAATTAAAATATAGATTGACAGTGGTCAAAAAATACAGTACTATAAATAATCAGAAGGCAACGTCGAGCCTTCCTTATTTTTGTGAGCGACGGGGTAAAACCGTCAAGCAGAGGAGAAAACAATGGACGCACTCACCTTATGGAGCCTGACCGGGTTCCTATTTGCCGCTTATGCGGTTATCGCAAATGATTCAGTACAAACTCTCGGTACATGGATGGCATCTAACAATGAGAGATTCAACTATAAAACATTATGGGCAGCAGCAAGTGCAGTTTTGCTTGCAACGCTTTGGTATGGTTGGACAGTTAACGGAGGCGACATATCATATGGTAGGTTGAATAAAATACCGTGGCAAGAAGTGCAATGGTATCACGCAGCAGCGCCTGCTATCTTAGTTGCACTTACACGCTTAGGTGTACCAGTGTCAACTAGTTTCCTAGTATTAAGTGTATTTGCAAGTACATTTGTACTAGAGAAAATGCTTATGAAATCAATTATGGGCTATGGNGTTGCNGCAGGCTTTGCATACATGGTATGGTTTGCTATTACAAAGTATGCAAACAGTTGGTTTGATGAAACACAGCCTGTAAGTGAAAGTAACAAGAAGTTTTGGCGCATTGCACAATGGNTAGCAACTGGCGGNTTGTGGTGGACATGGCTTAGTCATGACATGGCAAACATAGCTGTATTCCTACCACGTGTAATTCCTGTGGACCTAATGTTCTTAATTAGTTTTGTTTTTGTAGCAGGCATGTTCTTTATGTTTAGAGAGCGTGGAGGCAAGATACAACAGATTGTATTGGAAAAGCACAACACAAGATATGTACGTAGTGCTACACTGATTGACTTGTTCTATTGGTTGTGCTTGTACTTCTTTAAAGAACTAAACGACATACCTATGAGCACCACTTGGGTGTTTGTTGGTTTACTTGCAGGACGTGAACTAGCAATGGCCACATACTATGGTAAACAAAAGACCAAGAGTGTGTTTCCGTTAGTAGCAAAAGACTTTGGTAAGATGATGGTAGGATTGGGTGCAAGTGTTGCACTGGTTCTTGCTATACATTACATAATTTTACCAAACGGAATGTAACAAACAAGGAAGGTTGTGTTCGACGGCACAACCTTTTCTCTTGACTTACAGCACAACGATGCTATAATTACTGTATGAGAATAGGAATTGCAGGATATGGTTTTGTTGGACAAGCGCATCATAATGCTCTTAACGACTACTATGATATTTTAATTAGTGATCCTGACAAGGGTTACTTTGAAGACCTACGACATGCAGATGCAATTATTGTATGTGTAAGCACACCGCCTACAGAAAGCGGCGGGTGTGACATGAATAATGTGTTTGAAGTTTTAGACAATGCACCTAATGTGCCTATACTAATAAAGAGTACAATTAGTCTTGAAGGATGGGACATGCTTAGAGATGCCTTTCCTGATCACGATATTACATTTAGTCCAGAATTCTTACGTGCAGCAACCGCACTAGAAGATTTTGCTAATACAAAAGAAATGCTGATGGGCGGCGACAGCATGTCAGCTTGGGCAGAGATATTCATCACAGCAATGGGCAAAATAAATGTTAGGTATTGTCCTCCAAGAGAACTAATACTTGCAAAATATTTCCGCAATACATTCTTAGCTACCAAGGTTGCGTTTTTTAATCAAATGTATGATTTATGTGATGCAACTGGGCTTGACTTTGATCATGTTAGACGTAGTGTTAGCGAAGATGAACGTATAGGCAACAGCCATACACAAGTAACACAAGAGCGCGGCTTTGGCGGACATTGTTTTCCTAAAGATACTGAAGCACTCGTAAAAACAGCCCAACGCAATAACGTTGAGCTGAGTATACTTGAACAAGCTATTTCTTATAATAAAAAGATACGCAAAGACTAGCGGTGTTGCGGAAACTCTTTGTTCCTAGAGAACATATCTAAAGAAGTAATATAATGATCAATTGAATGGTCACTAAATGCATCAATCTGTCCGTGTCTAAGCCCAAACCATTTACCACGCAGCTTGTCTTTGAACCGTTGCCAGCCAGTAATATTACGAATATTACCAAATGCATTAATGTAATGTTCTTGACCGTGATGTTTATAACCCATCCATTTATACGGAACAGTAGTAACAATATCGTTATTGTTTTTCCAACGATGGTGTACGACACCTAAATGTACAACGTAACCTTTCCAACCTACACGCGGTGATCCATATGTGTAAAGTTCTTGTGGGTTAGGTATTTTTGTGTTGTAATGACAGCGACTAGCCATTATAGTTGCCATAGCTGCACCTAAACTATGTCCACAAAACCAAAGTTTTTGCTTAGGTTGTTTTGACATAATGTCTGCCATTATCATTGGCCATAGTTCATCAACTTCTGCTTTGAAGCCGCTATGCACTCTACTCACTGTTTCAGCAACCACAGGCATAGCTTTAAGATCTGCGCTGATATCATTCCATTGCGTAGGTTGCGTTCCACGGCATGCAATTACTAAATCTTTGTCATTCATAAAACGATATGCTTGAGCACCATCTTTATCATAAAATTCTACTTCTGAAAACCCTAAAATTTTCGCTTGCTTTTTAGCTTCCTTGATGTTATAATAAGATATCTTAGATAGTTTAGCAAACAAAAGAGCACGTTTTCGGAAGTCAATGTCGTTAATACTACTTGTCATTATTGTCTCCGTTTAATGTTTTAATATTTATATGTGTTAAGACACTAAATACAGCATAGGAACAGAGAAAATGAAAAAACGTACTAGATCAATTTTAGAAGAACTTAATAGTGTTCACGGCACCCGCGACAACGAGCGACTGATCGAGTCTACTGCTAATAATATTATAGAAAGCTCGATTAATCTTTTAAGTAGGATACATGAACAATTTGATATTGAAACTGCTTCTGAACTTGAGCGAAGATTCATTAATAGTATTAAATCAGGCGACCCCCGTAAATTTCGCCGTAGTATTAACAAAGTTATAGAGAACAAAAACAATGACAATTCTTAAAGAAGGCGGCAATGTATTCAAAACAGAGCAAGGCGCTATTACACAGCGTATCGCAACAGCGGATGTGCAAGGCTCAATTGACTTTATTGAAAAGATTACTGGCTTGACCTTTGACGAAGAAGATTGGTTAGGCACAACAGGTAAGAAGAATGATCCAGACGGAGCATTTGAAAAGAATAGTTCAGGTGATTTAGATCTAAACACAGATGCAAACAAAGTAAGCAAAGAACAATTAATTGCTAAACTAAGTGCATGGCTTAAGAGTCAAGGTGTACCTGAAGAAGATATTATGAATCAGGGTCGTAAAAAGACTGACGGTTGGATACACAACGCAGGCGACCAAGTACATTTCCGCACACCAATCAAAGGCAGTGACAAAAATGGATTTGTACAAACAGACTTTATGTTTACAAGCAATCCAAACTTTCAGCGTGGAGCCAAGCGCGGCGGCACAGCACAGTTTGGCGGGAAAGATAGAGCAATTTTATTAAGTGCCGTTGCAAGAGGACGTGGACTAAAGTTTAGTCCTAAGTTTGGTTTAGTTGATCCTGAACAAGGTGATAAGGTAATTGCAGATACATGGGACAAAATTGCTCCTGTGTTGTTAGGCAAAGGTGCTAAGGAAGCAGACACTCACACAGTTGAAACTATGCTTGCAAAATTAAAAAGCGATCCAAATTACGAAGAGCTAATTGCTCCGTGGAAAGAAACAATGGAAAAAGCAGGCAAAGAAGTACCCGAGTCTGCTCCAACAGGATATGCTACACTAGAAGACAAGCAACTTGATCGTATTAAACAATTAAGCGGCTCATTGTTAAACAGTACTGTAATGGTCTCAGGAAGTTTTGTAAAATGAGATACGGTGAGTTTAAAGTATTAACAGAAAATAGTTGGTTTTGCAAAAAATGTCACACTGAGCCTTGTATCTGCGATGACAAAGATAGAGATACTGGAAATAATCTCTATGAAGCAGCTAAGGTTGGACGAGAGTATCAACACCTTGAAGATCTTGTGTTTGTCAAAGGTAGTAAAGGTGCCCAAGAAGCAGCAGACATCCTAGACAAACTAGGAACTGACAGTGGTGACGTTGCAATCAAATGGGACGGCAATCCTACTATCTATTGGGGACGTGAGCCAGACGGTACATTTGTACTTGTAGGCAAGAACGGATGGGGCAAGAACAAAAGCACAAGTTCGCAAGACTTGTCACGTTTTATACAAAATTCAGGAGCCGGCGTAGAAGAAGAACCTTGGCGTAAAGACTTTGGCGAAGAGATGGCAGAAGTATTTGAATTAGTAAAGTCTGCAACACCTCCTGGCTTCCGAGGATATGTTTACGGAGACTTATTATACAGTCCACGTAAACCATTTACAGCAACTAAAGGTGCTGTAGAATTTGAACCAAATAAAGTCAAGTACACAGTTGACACGAATGGCCCACTCGGTGAGCGCATAGCGAACTCAAAAGTGGGTGTAGTAGTTCACACAAAACTTGATGAGTTTGGTTCAAAGGCTGCAACTCCTTTTAAAGATGTACAAGAACTTAACAGTAGAGATGTTGTAGTGCTAGGACAAACATATGTAACACACCAACCTAAAGTTGATACATCAGAAGTTAAAAGTATTAGAGCCTACGCAGACAAAAATGCACAAGCGATTGATACATTCTTACAAGGTGCAAAGGGTCTAAGTAATCCTGCACAAATTATCTATACATATGTTAATCATATGACACGCACACAACAGCTAAAAAATATAGAGTCAGGCTTTTTTGATTGGCTAAGTACAAGCAAAGTTAGCCAAGGACAACAGGCAAAGCTAGCAGAACTAAGCAAAGGTAATCCTAAAGCATTACCTGCATTGTTTGGACTTGTGAAACAAGTTATGTCTGTAAAGGATCATATCATAGGACAACTAGATGATGCTGATGCAGACGTTAAGGCAACAACAAAAGGTGAAAAAGGCGGCGAGGGTTATGTTGCACTTGGATCAAAAACTAAACTAGTACCACGCACACGTTGGCAACCAAATTAAGGAATAGACAATGAAAATGAATGAAGTAACCCAAACAGAAGCTAGTGCCGCAGGAATGGGAATGGGAATGATGATTCCTGCTGCATTATTAGCATACCCTATTGCAATGTTATTTGATAAGATATTGCCAGGGGAAAGCTCTAAAGAGAAAGACCAGCGTATAAAGGACGAAGTTGCACAAATAAGTAGTGACATGAAAGCTAATCCTAAAGGCGCTTTAACAAGAATGGATCA